AGAATGGCACTTTCATTATCGCCTATCCTCTCTATGGTTATGATAACGATAACGGCACGATGGTTATTGTGCCGGAACAGGCAGAAGTTGTAAAAGAGATTTTTGCATCCTGCCTTGCGGGTAAAGGTACGCACGCCATTGTCAAGGAACTGAATGCCAAAGGAGTAAAGACCAAGAAGAACGGCAAATGGGGTACGGGTGCTGTTAACGCCATTCTTACCAACGAGAAGTACACAGGCGATGTGGTTTTTCAGAAAACTTACAGTGACAGTAGTTTCAACTGTCATATTAATTATGGTGAGCGTAACCGTTTCCTTTGCGAAAATCATCATGAGCCGATTATTAGCTGTGAGGATTTTGATAGAGTCCGTGCGGTTCTTGACCAAAGGGCAATGGAAAAAGGCAACGGAACAGATACCTACAGATACCAAAACCGATATTGCTTCTCCGGCAAAATCAAATGCAAAGAATGTGGCGGCACATTCAAACGCAGGCAGCATTATAAGCCGAGTGGCGATTATGTGGCTTGGACTTGCGGAACGCACCTGGAAAGCAAAGCGGATTGTACCATGCTTTACATTTCCGATGAGGGCATTAAGTTTGCATTCCTTACTATGATGAACAAACTGGTTTACGGTCACAATGCGATACTGAAACCGCTCCTGCGAACTCTGCGTGGTATGGATGACAAAGACAGGTTGCTCCGTATTCAGGAGTTGGAAAGCAAAATGGAAGAAAACACCGATAAAAAGCAAACGCTTACAAGCCTTATGGCTGCGGGATTCTTGGAGCCTGACGTTTTTAACAAGGAAAACAACGCACTTGTGGTAGAAGAACAGCGTCTTCGTTCGGAAAAGGAGCAGTTGCTGAATTCTGTAGGCAGTGACGAAGTTAAGGTAAAGGAACTCCAAAAACTGATGGCTTTTACCACCAAGGGTGAGATGCTGACCGAATTTGAGGATGAAACATTCCTCGCCTTTGTAGATAACATTACGGTTGAGTCAAGAAAAAAGATTGTCTTCCACTTGAAATGTGGATTGAATTTAGCGGAAAGATTGGTGATATAAATGATATCACACATTCCTTACGGATATCGCATCGAAGATGGCAAGGCTGTGGTGGATGAAATCCAGGCAGAACAGGTTAGAACCTTCTTCAAAGAATATATTTCTGGCAAGGCACTGAAAGTTGCAGCCGAAACGGTAGGCTTGAAGATATTTCACAGTAATGCCGGACGAATGTTCCGAAATACCCATTACCTTGGGGATGAATATTATCCTGCCATCGTAGATCAGGAATTGTTTGACAAGGCGGAAGAGGAACGCCAGTCGAGAGTTAGTCAGCTTGGCAGGGTCAGAGAATTAAAAGTTAAGGAAACACCTTCTGTTCCCCTACATTTTATAATGGGAAAGCAGATACAAGAATTTGATAATCCATTCAAACAGGCTGAATACGCCTACAGTTTAATAGAAAGCGAGGTAAAAATGAATGGAGGCAACTAAAAATATTACTGTGATTCCGACACGAAGACGTGTCGGCAATACCGTGAATAAAGAAGTAAAGCCAAAGCTAAAAGTTGCAGCGTACTGCCGTGTTAGTACCGACAACGATGAGCAGGCTACCAGTTATGAAGCACAGGTGCAGCATTACACGGATTTTATTAAAAAGAACCCCAAATGGGAATTTGCCAGAATTTTCGCTGACGATGGAATAACAGGCACTAACACCAAAAAGCGTAAGAAGTTCAAGCGCATGATTGATGAAGTAATGGCGGGTAAAATTGATATGATTGTTACCAAGTCTATCAGCCGATTTGCTCGAAACACCCTGGACTGCCTCAAGTATATTCGACAGCTTAAGGAAAAGAACATTCCTGTGTATTTTGAGAAGGAGAATATCAATACAATGGATGCCAAGGGCGAGGTTCTGCTTACCATTATGGCGAGTCTTGCACAGCAGGAAAGCCAGTCCCTCTCTCAGAATGTGAAGCTGGGATTCCAGTATCGATATCAACAGGGGCAGATTACCGTGAACCACAACCGTTTTCTTGGATATACCAAGGATGAAAATGGTCAGTTGATTGTTGACCCAGATGAAGCGGTAGTGGTGAAACGCATCTTCAGAAGACCTACACGGTGGATTTTCTGGAAAAGAAGCGTGTGCCGAATAATGGCTTAGTGCCACAATACTATGTAGAAAACAGCCACGAAGCCATTATCCCCCGTGACCTTTATATGCAGGTGCAGGAAGAGATGATAAGACGTGCTAACCTCTACAGCGGACAGAATCGAAAGAAACGTGTTTATAGCAGTAAGTACGCACTTTCCAGTATCGTGTATTGTTCTAAATGTGGAGAGATTTACCGAAAGGTGGTATGGAACAACAGGGGTAAGAAATCCGTGGTTTGGCGTTGCTGCACCAGAATGGAAAATGGTCCGGGAACTTGCGGTGCCGATGCCATCCATGAGTCGGAACTTCAAAATCTTGTAGTAAGAAGCATTAACAGAACACTTGCCAGAAAGGATACCATGAACAAAACTTTGCAGAAAAATATAGAGTCAGTGCTTTCTGGAGCAGATGGCATTCCACTTGATGAGATTGACGGCCGTTTGGAGGAGTTGCAAAAGGAGTTGCTCAAGGTAGCAAATTCCAAAGGCAACTACGACAGCATTGCAGATGAGATTTACCGACTTCGCGAAGCAAGGCAGAATGCCCTGGTGGGAAACGCCGAACGAGAAGGTATGAAACAGAGAATCAGCGAAATGCAGCAGTTCCTTGTAGAGCAGACGCAGGACATCACCGAATACGATGAGCAGTTGGTTCGCAGGTTGATTGAGAAAATAACGGTCTACGAAGAAAAGGTTACAGTGAAGTTCAAATCCGGCACAAGCCTGGATGTGAGAAGATAAAGGAATATTTCTAATAAACAGCACCTTGCAGAAATGCAGGGTGTTTTCTGTTCGAAGAAACTGCGCCAATTTGTCTATGAGTATTGACAAATTGACTAATCGAGAGTATGATATATAATGTTAAAGTGTAAATGGACGGAGGCTATTCGATGAGAAAAAGTATATCTTTTAATGTAGATGCAGATGTGTTTGATAAATTTAATATGGCACTTAATCTTTCCGGAGAGACATCTGATGAAGCTGCAGATTCGTGCCTTCGTTGGTATATTGCCCAGGCTTTTGGAAATGTATCAAAGGAATATACACCGAGGGCAACGAAGGTATCCGACAATTCAGATAAAGATTTTTACGGCAAGGCAATTCAGCGTATACCGATGTGGGCATTAAAGCCAAGCCAGTATAACCATAAGATTATTAAAGCCTACTTTATAGCAGAGCATATCGCAGGAGAAGCAACCTTGCTGATGATGGAGCGTTTGTGTAGTGATAAAGAACGCCCGGATTTGTATGTTCCTACTTTCAAAAATAACTATTCACAGATGAAACTGGATGGCCCTAAATCTCACGGTAAGGTTTTTGAGGATGATGGCGACCGAGTTTGGATCTGGGATGAAGTAGAAGAAACCCTTATGAAATATAAGAACAGTTTTTATATAGAGGAGGCATAACGATGAGCGTTTTAATAGACAGCAGCATCACGATTTATGAGGCACTTGAGCATATTAAAGACGGAAAATATGTTATGCCCGCATTTCAAAGACAGTATGTATGGAGCATGGAGCAGATTGAAAAGCTGTGGGACTCTATTCTTTTGGATTATCCTATAGCTACTTTTCTGTTCTGGCACGTGGATGATGACAATGTGAGCTGGGACACCTATTTCTGTAATTTCCTGTCTGAGGTTACCTTTGATAGCAGAAAACAGGCTGACAGCGTAAATTATGAATTAAGCAATATCGATGTTAAGATGACCGATACGGCAGTTCTGGACGGGCAGCAGAGACTTACCTCTCTGTTTTTATCCCTTTTCGGACGTGCCTATATCAGACAAAAACACGCAAGAAAAAAGATTGTTGGTGGCACGGTTGTAAAATTGCTTATCGAACTGAATAAGCACAAACTGACCGTTGACGAGGAAGAATATAATAGTAAAAAATATGACATCAAGTTTACTGAGAAGGTAGGTAAACTGAGTCCTACACAATTTGAAATCCGTGAAATCCTCAGTGATAAATTCCG